TTTTTATATGGATAATCAAGCAAAAGAATACGGGCAATCAAATTTTTCGTTACCACACGATGTTGTTCCTTTACCTACACAAGGAGTATTCTACAAAAACAAAAAAAAATCACTTAAAGTCGGATACCTTACTGCAAACGATGAAAACATCTTGATGGCGGGTGGGAATGACATGACTCAGACGTTGTTACGGTCTAAGATATATGAACCAGACGTTCGTGTGGAAGATTTAATGGAGGGTGATGTGGAAGCAATTTTGATATTTTTAAGAAATACTGCTTTCGGGCCTGAAATGGAATTAAATTTAACGGATCCTGTTACAAAAAAACCCTTCAAAGGAAACGTTAGGTTAGACGAGTTAGATATTACTAAAGGACAACAACCTTTAGAAGATGGGACATTCATTACTACGTTACCAAAGTCTCAAACCACTGTTAAGTTAAAACCAATGACTTATGGTGAAATACTCGATGTTCAAAAAATGGCTGAGTCATATCCTCAGGGAAGAACTGCACCAAAAATTACTTGGAGATTAAATAAACAAATTATAGAAATTAATGGTGTAACAGATAGATCTGAAATTTCAAAATTTATTGACCAAATGCCGATTGCGGATTCAAAATACATAAGAAAGTTCATGGATGACAATGAACCTAGATTAGACTTAACGAGAACAGTAATAGCCCCATCAGGAGAGAAACTAACAGTCAATGTTGGATTTGGGGTGGACTTTTTTCGCCCTTTCTTCTAATTATAGAAAATCTCAAATAGATGAGTTTTACTATTTGGCTAAATTGCTGAATATCTCATACCATGATTTTTTAATCATGCCCTTATTTATAAGAAAATATCTTCTGGATAAATGGGTGGAAGAAAACAAAAAGGACTGAAAAATCAGTCCTTTTGTATTTATAATATATAGAATTAATACAGTATGGCTAACAAAAGTACAATATCCCAATTCAAAGAAGATCTACTTAATGAATTAAAAGTTGATACCGAAACTTTTTTGAAAGCGTCAACTGACTTATCTGAATATGCTAACCAAGTGAATAAAGTTTTTACTCAGGGAAGACAAAGGATAGTCGAACTTAAAACTGCTTTAACTGATGCTACTCCGAATATCACTAGAATGGGTGGTGACATGACAAAAGCCGCGGAGATAATGGGTGAAGTTGCGGATGCGTCCAGACGAAACGTTGTGGCGACTAGTGAAGAAGTTGAAAAGTTATATGCAGCAGAAAAAGTATTAGGGTTAGGTGCTGACCAATTAACTAACTCGTTTTTGAATGTTGGTCGTGGTATAGAAACTATTGGAGATACATTAGAAGAATCTGTAACTTACATTCAAAGTATTGGGGGCAACGCTGAAAGAGTAATGAAAGATGTTAACACCAATATGGAACAAATGAATCGATATCAATTCGAGGGTGGAGTGTTAGGTTTGACAAAGATGGCGGCTCAAGCTTCGATGTTACGATTTGATATGACTACAACGTTTAAGCTAGCTGAAGATGTTTTATCACCTGAAAAAGCAATAGAGACTGCTGGAGCGTTCCAACGATTAGGGGTGGCAGCAGGTACTTTAGTCGACCCATTTGCTTTGATGAATGCTTCAATAAATGATCCAGGGGCTTTACAAGATAGTTTAGTTGATGTTGCTAAACAGTTTACATACTTTGACGAGAAAACAAAAACATTTAAGATAAACCCTCAAGGTGTTCTAACTCTTAAGGAGATGGAACAACAAACAGGTGTTTCCGCTAAAGAAATGTCTAAATTAGGGTTGGCGGCCGCAGAATTGGACATGAGATTGTCGGAAATTAATGCCGCGGGACTTACTATTGTAAATGAAGAAGACAAACAATATTTAGCTAACATTGCTAAAATGGAGGAAGGAACTTACAAAGTAACCTTAGAAGATGGGACAAAGAAAGAGCTCGCTGAACTTACACAACCAGAATTTGATAAGTTAATTGATGAACAAAAAAAGGCTCCCAAAGACATGGAGGGAATTGCAAGATCTCAAATGAAACTTTCTGAAGTAATGGTTGCAGATATTGCAGCTATTAGGGCTAAACTTGTTGGTGGAATTGTTAGTGCCGGTCCAATATTACGAGGAGAAGAAGATGTACGGAGTGGGATAACAAATGTAACTGGAGAGATTTCAAAAATGGGAACCACTAAAAGTGTTAGGGATGTTACAGAAACTGGACTTAGTGATCTTAAAACTCTTTATGATGATATAACAAAGGGTGATAAGGATACTACTACAGCTATATCAGAATATTTAGAAAGATCTGGAGATTTACTCGGTAAAGTTGAAACAGATTTTAGAAACTCTTTGGAAGATACTGTAAAAAGAATAGGTGAAAATGCTGATAAAGATTCTATTATAAAACAATTGGTAGAAAAAGTTGAGGGAAAAATTGGTGAGAAAGAAGATTCACTTAAACAAGCTTCAGGTAGTCAACCCATATCAAGCTTATTAGAAGGAAGACAAACACAAGTCCAGGAGGTTGTTAGAAACACCACTAGTTCAACTGGTATGTCGAAATCTACCGTTGACGTAGGAGGAACAATAAAAGTGGAAGTTATGGCTCCAACAGGAACAGACCCTAAAATGGTCGAAAGAGCGTTATACGACGCATTCAACTCACCAAGTTTCCAAACTTTAATAGTTAACTTGAATAAACAGGGTAATCCTATGTCTCCAGTACAAACCAATTATCCATAATAGTAGGTATTATTAAAACTAAAAAACTTTAATCAACCTATTTATCTATAAAAAAACATAGATGGCAAGTCCGTTAGATTTTGTAAATTCAGAAGGGTTCAGAAAAAAACTTATTGTTAGGAACTTAACACCATATGCTAAGGCTCCAAACAGACCAACGCAACCTATCAATACTGAATATGTTCAGTCGGATACATCTGTACAAGACAGTCCGGATCAATTAATTGATGTCCCATCTTTTGCTAACAAACTATATCCACTTAACCAATATGGCAATGAAGGTGGATATGAACAAGTACCAGATCCAGGTGCTCTGTTAAATACAAAATCTAATGAGGGTGAATATGGATATCAAGATGCAAATATAGTTGGACAATCATTACCAGAATCTCAAAAGTGGAAACCACTTAATGTTTTTTCAAATGGAAATCAGGTTCAGTTGGATAGTGCGGAGTTTTTTGGGTCATTAAATAGACCACTTACTACTAATAGTAATAACAACCAACCATATCCGACAACATTTGTATCTTCAAATTATACCCCTGTATCAATACTATTGTCTCCTGATCCGAGTGGAAGTAATGGTTTGTTGAGTCAAGATTCATTTATTGCCCGTTTAGGAGCACAAACTTTAAGAAGAGAGTTTGAACAAAGAATTGCAGATCAAATACGACAAGATACTTTAGGAAGAGCAAACATCCTCAATGTTAGTAGTGGTACTGACTTAGTTAATATATTAACAGGTGTTGTACCTATTATAGAACCTGTTTATACTATTACGGTAACTGCAAATCCAGTACTTGCCGCGGCTAATTTTGCATTAAGATTAGGTGGTAGTATTTTACCTGTGTCTCCAATACCAGGTTCATATTTCGATCCTAATATTACTTTAGGTCAACCAACGACTATACAACAATTAGGTAATGCTTTTAGACAAAGCGGTGTTGGGAGATTTGTGAATAGATTGATGGGTGGAGGTGAGACTGGATCTCAAATCATGTTTAACAACATGGGAGCCGGTCAAAGATCGAGACTCTTCAAGAATATTGATTTCAACAGATATAAGCCGAATTTTCCTAGAAACTTTTTCCAAAGAGTTGGTGGGGTACTTACGGGTACCGTTTCAGATAATAGTAATTTTTATGTCGGAAGTATTACTTCTAATCCGTCTCAAATTTTTTCTCCTTCGGGCCAAGTTCCTGTAAATCAATTTGGTATTGAACAACAATCACCGGTTTATGGACCATCAGAGTTGGCTCAATTATATGAAGGACCAAGTCAATCGATAAGACTTGGGGCTAATGGGCCTACATATAGTAATGGTGGGGGAATTGAAGGAGGATTTACTTGGGTTTCACCAAAGTATAGAGGTAATGCTGGAAAGAAAGTAGGTATTGGTGGAGAGGTTACAAATCAAGATGAAGACTTTAGACCTTCATCATATGTTAATACAGAATCTGTTGGAATACCACTCAAAGAAGGTTCTATACTTGACCAAACACAAAGAATAATAGATAGTCAACCTCAGGGAGGTAAACGTCTTCAACACGTCGGAAATGCTATTGACCAAGTGAGTAAAGTATTTAATGACGGATATAAAGAATTAACTAAAGGATCGAGAGTTTATCGTTATGAAGGTGCTATTGGTCAAGAAGTTGGAACTGAGTATTGCCGTGTTTTTGCCAAAGATTTACCTTATCTTCAGTATAACGACTTACAAAAACAAGATGGTATTACTACCGAGAACAGAAGATTTTCATATTCCGTTTTGGACAAGACTTATAACTTGAATATTGTTCCAAACAAACAGGAAGGTGGTCAAAGTTCATCAAATATTGTTGGTACAATTAATAATGCGGTTGCCAAGAAATATATGTTTTCATTAGAAAACTTGGCATGGAGAACTTCTAATACACCTGGATTTTCTACTTCGGATTTACCTGTTTGTGAAAGAGGTCCAAACGGAGGTAGAGTTATGTGGTTTCCTCCATATGGATTAACATTTAGTGAAAACGTGAGTGCGAATTGGAATCCATCTGATTTCTTAGGACGACCTGAGCCTATATTTACCTATAAAAATACAAGTAGAACTGGTACTTTATCTTGGAAAATTGTTGTTGACCATCCATCAGTCCTTAATGTTATTGTAAATAAAGTATTAGGTAATGAAACAAACAAAACTCGTATTGACAGTATTTTAGAATCATTTTTTGCTGGATGTAGAAAATATGATATCTATGAGTTAGCTAAAAAATATGTTACAGTAAACCCTAATGATTTGTTTGAATTACAGCAAGCAATTTCTTCAAAAGAAATGACTAGGGAACAAATTGAGTTTACTAGAAAAACTATTGAGACTGGAAATAATTCTCCTTTGGGAGGAGATGTACCGGTCTCACAATCTGGTGGAGGAGGTAACACAAATGAACTGTTCAAACAATACATTCAGTTTGGATTGTACTTCGGAAATGATTATCCAAAGCCAGGAACCAATATAAATTATACAACAGAATATGATAGATATACCACAGAGGATAAAGAGTTGTATAAAACAAAACCGAACTCTGAGGCGACAGCACAATTCTTTAACACTGTTGTAACACCTAATTATGAAGTGATTAGAGGACTTGCCGTAGAATTAGGAAAACAATTGGAGACCAACCCTGAGGGAACAGTCACAATTGATATTGATTCTAGTTGTTCCGCTCCAGCCACCGTTGCCTATAATAAAGAATTATCGGTACGAAGAATTAACGCTATGATTAATTTCTTTACGGAAAATACTGCGACTAAAAAATTCATTGATAATAAAAGATTGATTGTAAGGGCACAAACGGCGTTTGGAGAACAAACAACCGTATGGCCTGAGGTTTCGAAAACTACAACAGCACCATACCTTGTTAGTGAATTTTCACCAGGTACTTTAGTTAATTGTACTGATAGAGACCAAAATACTCCTGGTGGAGACACTCAAGCAGGGTCAAAAGATATATATACAGTTGCGGCTATGGCTTGTAGAAGAGCCTACATATCCAATATTAATTCAACTTTAACTCAACCTGCATCTGAACCAACACCAAACCGAGTTGACGTTTTAGTTGGTAATGTGATAACAACGACAGAAACTGAAGAAGTGGTAACTCAAGAGTGGAAACCAAGAGATAACATAACCAAAAGAGTTGTTAGAGCGTTGCTTTCAGAGTGCGATTATTTCGAAACTATTAAAGCGGAAACTCCTATGGTTTATGATAATTTGAAAGACAAATTAAAGTTTTTTCAACCATCATTTCATTCCATGACACCTGAGGGATTGAATTCAAGGTTAACATTTTTACAACAATGTATGCGACCTGGTGATACAATACCCACCATTAAACAACCTACACCAAACGGTAAACCTGAATTGGTATACAACAACGCTACCAATACATCATTTGGTGCTCCACCGGTATTAGTTTTGAGAGTTGGTGATTTTTACAATACGAAAATTATACCAACTAGTCTTCAGTTTCAATACGAGGGATTAGATATTAACCCTGAAGGTATTGGAGTTCAACCAATGATAGCTAATGTTACTATGGGTTTTAACTTTGTTGGAGGTAGTGGACTCAAAGAGTCTGTTGATAAATTACAAAACGCCTTAACATTCAACTATTATGCGAACACTGAAATTTATGATGATAGGGCTGATACAACAGATACAGAATCTGCAGATACGTTAAAAATATTAGACCAATTTTTCTTAGCAGGACAAACCCCACCTCCGATACCTGGTGCGAATAGTGCTGTACCAAATAGTGGACAAGATAATAATAGTACAATAGGTAATATAATAAGTTCCGAAACAAATACCGATGGTATTACTACAGGTGTAATAAGTTATAGTAGCTTCATGAATAAAGTTGTTTCTGAGACACAAACATATTTTACTAATGTAGTTAACAAATCTAGAGAAACTGTTAATCAATACAATAATGCGGTAAGACAACAATGGATGTTGGAGAGAAACTATACTGAAGGAAATTTCAATGCTGGAGACATCAATGAACTTGTGGTCTTATTTGGTAAGCCTAACAATGTTGAAAAAAGATTTGATGAGATATTCGTACAACTTGAAAACAACATAAAAGATGGAACCGAAGGATTTGTCAAATACATTTCGGATCCATCAAAAAATTTACCTGCTCCTTTGATTAGGACGCTTAAGGACAATTATTTCAATTTTGTATCTAGAAAACGTGGGTCATTCCAAAATGGAATTTCAAGTATATCACAAAGTTTAGTGAATCAAGAGCAAACTTATATTCAAACTCTTGGTAGATTAAACACAATAATTTTTGACGCTACCACATCAACTAAAGGTACAGATGGATTACAGGCTAAAAATGGACCTGTAACAATATATCTTACTACAGGTACTGAAGATGTACATCCGACATCAACAAGTACAAATACATGGTTAGAATTGGTTGAAGATACTGTAAAGATTAAACAAAGTATTAAAGAATTTAATACAATAATACAGAGTAAGAAAAAGTTTACATATGCCGCCACTGGTAATCAATACGAAGGCACTTTAGTTTTTGAGGTCGCTAATGGAAAATCGAAAGAAGTTTCAGTCGAAGAGGTATTTTTACCATTCAGTACAAATTCTTTATTTGCTAATAATGTGGAAAACTATCCTTTTAGAAGAGTTTATATGATTATTTCTGATGATGTAATTGATGATAAAAAATACGAAACATTCAAACAGCAATTAATAGGAAACATACTCGGAAATCAGGCATTACTTGGTAATGGGTCTGTTGACATTGAACGAATATTTGATACATATTGGTTAACAACCGCAAGACCTGTTTTCTTGGAAGAGAATAATATTACAAAATCATTTATAGAAAACTTAGAAAAAAATGATTTGAAAGATTATTTAATTTATACACCATTTGATACTACTAAACAAAGGAATTTGACGTTTTCGACAGATAATTCTGCCGACGATGTACAGAAAAAATCTCAAGAAAGTATGATTAAAGGTTTAGGGAATACAACTAATCAAAACACAAATGTGTTGAGATGGAATGATAATAATGGAAATGGTACTGGTACATGGATATCTAAAGCAAAACTGAACTAATGGCATATCAATATTGGAATCGATACAGTGATTTTTTAATCAACGGGGAACAAACTGTTGTCCCTTTTGTCTACTTGCCTCCAAAGCCAACAGACAAAGCCTTTATCTATAAAGTTGCTAAAAGTAGATTAGATAAAGTTTCACAAGAATTTTATAATTCACCCGTGTTCGGATGGTTGATACTTCAAGCTAATCCACAATTTGGAGGTCTTGAAAATAATATTTATGATGGTGCGGTATTGATTATCCCATTTCCGCTACTACCATCAATACAAGACTACAAGGCAGCATTAGAAAATCATTTTTATTATTATGGCAGGTAACATACAAGCGGACACAAGTGGAAATATTTTAGTAGAATTTGACTACAACAATATTATTGTGGTTGACCCGAATAAAACCATAGATGATTTTGGCAATATCAAAGAAAGACTTGTTGACCACGAGAGTCTTGTAATGTATGCTAACTTGGAAGCGGATGTCTTACCAAGAACCAAATTAGCCGCGGGAGGAAGTCCTGAAGATAGAATTAGAACCATTTCGGTGGCAAAAATTAATTTTCTAAAACCAACCAAAAATTCATATTTAGGGGCAGGATATTATGACCAATTGACTGGAAGTAATTCAACCCAATTCAATGGACAAAATCAACCAAAGGAAATAGGTATTCCTGGAAATAATGGTATTGACGCTTATATCCGAAACACAGTCGTAGATGAAACAAATGTTATTGATAACGGTCTATTAGGAATTACATCTATTAACATTCAAACGAATAGTAGTTTTGTACCTCAAGTAGAAATATTATTAGAAGATATACAAGGTAAAGGATTATTTGAACTAGGTAATAATTCTCCATATGCGGCATTTTTTAATTTACCATATCCACAATTTTATCTTACACTGAAAGGATATTACGGACAAGCTGTAAGATATCAGTTGAACTTGGAAAAATTCCATGCGTCCTTTAATGGTTTCAGTGGAAACTATTTAGTTCGATTGACCTTCAAAGGATATAAATTTAATATCCTGAATGAAGTTGCTATGGGGCATTTATTGGCGGCGCCACACATGTATAGTCAAAGATTTGATATTAGCCAAACAGTAGATGGACCACAACAATCTAACAAATCTGCGGAATCACAGGCAAGTACTCAAGCAGAGAGGGGAGCAAATAATTTGGGGTCTAATCAAGCTGTCGTTACACAAATTGTTGCGGAAAAAGGTTATCAAAAAATTGTTGAAGTTTATAGTGAATACAAGGCCAAGGGATTAATTGCTCCTAACTTTCCTGAACTAACATTAGTTCAGTTGATGAACAAGTTAGAAAATTTTGAACAAAACATAGTTAATTCATTTGATAAAACTGAGGTGGAGTCATTAACTAATATTAGAAACTACAAAGGAATATTAACACAATATTTTACTCGAATACGAGGTGCAAATAATTCATGGTTCAATACATACTTAAATCCAAAACCTATTGTTTTAACTGGAAATAAAAATGTCTATGTCTTCAAAGAATTATCACAATCAATAAAAGATACTGCGGTTTCAGAATTGAAAAGTAATATTACTGAGTTCAACAGTTCATTGGCTGAAAATCCGACACTGGGGTCAAAAGGTACAGATTCAATACCAAATCCAATAAAATCAGAAATGATTATAATTACTCCTCCGCCAAAAACAGAAATTGACTGGAAAGAGACGACTAGGGTTCAGACAGGAATTGCAAACCCAACAGCAGAAGATGAACTTAAAACTCAAAATTTATACGCTTATTTATGGGTTCCTGTCATTCAAGAAACTACAGTTAGTGGTAAAAAATCATACAGCGAAGTACCTCAAAAATGGTTTGTGTTTGAAGGAGATGGAAGATTTGACAAAGAAATTAATTTACTTGAGACGCAGGCCAATAAAAAACTTTCAGATTATGAAACTGAAATCTCCACTTTACTACTAAGAAAAATTGAAGATACTGCGACGGGTATTGGATTTACACCTACAGTAAGAAATATTATTGCTGTAATCATGGCTTCAGCAGAAGGATTTGTAAGATTATTGGATGATGTACACACTAATGCTTGGAATGTAAAATATGACCCTATTAGGAAAAATGCTATATTAGATAATCCCGCTTCAGCACCAAGTTCTGAAACTGTTGACCAAGTGGTGAGAGATCCCGCAACTTTAGTGAATCAAAATCAACTTGATGATATTGTAAACAATTCTCAAATTCCTGTTTATCCGTGGCCTCAATATTTTGTCGAATCTCCCGATGATAAAAAAGGAAGGTTCCAACTTAAGTATTTGGCGGATCCAACAGTGGTAGATACTACTCAAGGATATCTTTTTGACAAATGGCCTGAAGTTGAATTTGTGGAAGAATATATGAAGGGTTTGACACAAAAGTTTCAAAACCCTACTGCTCCTCCACCTTTGGATAATGAACGTGACACTAATATAATCAATATTAATGCTATCGAATTTCCATCTCTTGGAATACCATATACAAATAAAGAAGAAATAAAATTTTTCTATGAGATATGGGAGAGACAATTTTTAACGTCACATTATTCTGGATTGGTAAGGGCAAATTTGAATCAAGTTGACGAATTAATTAAATTAAATATTGAAACTGAGGTTAATAATATTATAACCAAACTTGGTTTAAGTTCACCGTATCTATCATTGAAACTTAAAAATTTCAATCTTGATGCTACCAATTATCCAAATTTCCTTAGAACAATATCGAATTCTGGCACAGGTAGAGCGTATCAAGATTATATTAGAGACTTTTTTGTAACTCCTTATATCAAAGGTATTACTGAAAGTTCTTTTGCAATCCTTAACGCTTCCGATATTGGAAAAATACCCCAAGTTTCAACCAAATCTGAAGCTTTGAGGTCATTATTGAATAACGCGTCTAATACACCTTTAATAGTTGATACCTTACCTTATACCGATTCAACTTGGTGTTTGAACAATTTGAATCAAGGAAATAGTGCAGCTTCGAATGAAGTGTTTAGTACGAATAAATCTTTAACTATTTTCGAGCCAAGAAAAATAATTGCTAACTTTACCGATGTATATGACTACACGACTAATAGGCCTGTAACAAGTTTTTCATACCTATTAAATAGTAATCCTTCAATACAGGCATCGACCGATGGTGTACTCAATTCGGGAAATGATAATTTGAGTTTATTCTATTTCCAAAGAACTCCTGACAATTTTATTGCGACAGAAGGTTATGTAGATGGGATTACCCCGAATGCTGCCAATTCTTTTGGAGTTGCTAGCGCTTTTGGACTCAGAAGTACTACTTCAATGTTGAATACTCCTTACTTTGTAAACGCAATTCAAAACGGAGTATATAATTCTAGAATTTCAGGAAATACATATCCATACGTTCAGGCTGCTTATTTGTTCCTGAATTCATTACCTTTGGCGACATTAAGAGAAAAATACAAATCGGTTACAAATGATGTTGTTTCAGATTTGGATTATATATCTTCGTCACTCAAAAAATTTGGGGGAATACACAAATTACCTTATGCTTGGATATTGAAGTATGGGTCTATATGGCATAGATATAAAAAGTATAAGGAATCAAACTTCGACATATTAACAAGTGCTTGGAATAACTTTGACTTTGCTGGTAATTATTATCCTCCTACAAGTTCAACTACCGAAACTTATTCTTTCAAATATTATGGTTTGGATACTAATGTCCAATTACAAAGTGAAACCGACACAGATATTAAAATGCAGGTTGGATTTTATCCCAAACTAATCAATGACTTTAGTGTTTTCTATAATGGATATGATTTGTTCCAAAATTATACGAACGAAGAAATTCAAAATAGTGTCAATGCTGGAATGAAGTTATACAATTTCAGTACATCGAACATTATAAATACTAAACAGGGAGATAAAAGTTTGAGGTTAAGTACTTGGTCGGTATTATTACCGAATTTGAGTCCTGAAGTACCTATCGATTGTAATCCTAAGGACAATACTAAGGGTGGAGATTATTTTGTAGTACCTTCGTTTGGTACTCCATTTAATCAAACAGTTAATTCATGTATTCAAAATGAAACAACTAATCCTGTAACTACTGTTAATTTAACTAACAACCCTAGTGTATATAACGGTTCTGTTCGATGTCTATGGCCAGCACCAAATTTTGGATATTTTGATAATAATCAATTATCGTTTCCTGAACCTGATTCGTACTTAAACTTTATTACAACAGATTCAACTGTTCAGACACCATTACACTTTTTGACTCAAAACAGATATACAAAAATTGAAGAGGTTTTCTCAGTTTTTGAAAAGAAAATTTTGGACTCATTTGAATTGGAGTTTTTGAATTTTTGTAGACCTATTAGTAATGCTTCAGTAAGTAAAGATGTGTCTACTTTTGGACAATCTACAGTTAATTTGAATGCCAATTTCAAAAACTTTCAATCTCTTTTCAAGAGTTTGATGACAGTGCCGGTGAAGTTACAAACTGAAACAGATGAACAATATTTTACAAATACAATAAACAACCAGTATTCTCTTTTCCAAAGTGGAATAAGGTCGTTTATGGAATATGATATTATATTCAAGTATGGTAATCCTTCAAATTACGAAAGAAGAATATTTGATTCTTATTTATCTCATAATAATACTGAAGTAGTTGTTGACCCAATTACATTCAATCCTTATGTGTCAAATTCTTTACCTCAGGAGGGAAGTAATTTGACGTTAAGTCAATCCCAAACAAATAATAGACAAGCGTGGTTTGCTCTTGAAACTGAAGTAGGATTTTCGACAATAACTAATGTAAGATATAGTTCATTGGGTTCTTACATTACTGACTTTTTCATAGATAATAATATTGAGTTTACAAGTCAAAACGTGACATTGTTGGCACCAATTATTAAAATGTATGCGACACAAAAATTAAAAAACCCAAATATAAGTGCCTCACAGTTTCAAACACAACTAAGTCAGTACTTACAACAAGAAACAGGTCTTCAAAATAATTTTTTGAACGGAGTTCTTACAGGTTTGAGAAAAGCTCTTCCAAATCAACAACAACTTCCAGAACGTGTAGTTAATAGTGTAATAACTGGTGAACAAAGTAAGGTTGAAAACTACGAAGTATTCAAGGCACTTAATGATAAGTGGATTGCTGGTGGTGATTATAAAACCAAAACCTTGTTTGAGGACTTTTTGTTTTTAGATAGAGCCTCAAGAAATATTGGAGATACCATATTACTAGATATATTCGATTTGAAAAGCATGTTTGGTGTTGGAGGAGAGCCGGGAGAATATTCTCTTAATCAAGCAATGAGTGTATTCACATTTATAAGCGGAATCTTAATTAAGAATAATTTTACTGTGATGCCATTACCGTCATATGTCAATTTTTACAATGTACAAGACGTTGGTGGTGTAGCAACTGCGAGACCTGAAGGGTCATTAGAATTTGCTAATAACTTATGGGGAACATTCTTGAATGTGGATTATAGAAATTCGGGGCCAAAAATGGTTTGTTTTTATGTTGGTAAACCTTCACAATATTTGAATTTACCTAAAGGAAATTTTAGATTCAGAGATGACGCTTTTGATATGAGAAGAGCTTCTGAAAATCCACTTTTGGAAAATCAAGATGGAAAAAAAGATTATGATAAGTCGAATAAGTGTGTTGGGTTCAATGTTGATGTTGGGACTAGAAATCAAAATATATTTTATTCTTTCACCGTATCTCAAGATAATGGGGTAGCAACTTCCGAATCTATTAATACTCAACTAAACATGGTAGATCAGGCATCTGGTAGAGCTGTTGCAACTCAAAACAATAGTTTGTACAATTTATACAAAAATCGGTCATACAAATCTACTGTCACAAGTTTAGGTAATGCATTGATACAACCGACAATGTATTTCAATGTTAGACATGTTCCAATGTTTAATGGACCTTATATGATTACCAATGTTAATCATTCAATTCAACCTGGTTCATTTCAAACCACATTTGATGGTGTTCGTCAAGGTATTTTTGATTTACCTGCGATTGACAGTTTCTTACAAAGTATTAATCAAAATTTAATTACCAGACTTGAGGAATTATTAAAAATTAATAAAGCCCAAGTTACGGTTAGCGCAACTACAAACAATGTAAAGGCAACTCAAGTAGTACAGAAAGCGGATAATACTTTGGACACTACAAATTCTTGTACATCTAAAATAACTGACCCTGTTTATATAAACGGTGGATATGTTGCAGAAAATGGTGTACCAACTAAAGTTACTCCAAAAGACCTAGCTGACACATTGAAACGAATAATACCTAATAATCCAACGTTACAAACTATTATATATTGTATTTCTTACATCAGGACATTCCAACCAGATGCCAATACAAATATTGGAAGTTTTAATGGTTGGAATTATAATTTGGCAACGTTACCATTAACCATTAATTGGGGTGGTCAAATTTCTCAAATTGGGAAAACATATAGTTGTGTAAACATTAAAACAAATCCAGCGTCCAATTCGTCTCAACCAATTGCTCATTTTAGTTCTTTGGATTCATACATAAATTTCATGTCAGGTAGATTAACAAATCGAGTTGACCAAATATTGAATATTGGATTGGTAAAGTACTATGTATGTTATTGGCCAACATCGAATATACAAGAAAGTTATTATGATTCAAATATTGGTACTTTCAAACAAACTAAAGATACGATGTATCAGGCCCTCAAGTCGGCAGTAGAGGCTGGTTTAACAGATACTACATTGTCTATTGAATTAAAAATTAAGATTGAAAATACTGAAAGTAAGGGTAAAACTCCAGGAGTTACTCCAACACCATCAGCCGTACCACCAAATCCTGGCCAAACTTGTCCTCCTCCTGTAGTGTCAACATTCTCACCATCTGCAGGATTTACAGGGACAATAGTTCAAGTTAATGGTAGAAACTTCGAGTCTGTGAAGTCTATTACTGTTGTGGGACAAAATGTTGACATCAATAACATTACGGTATTTAATTCCGAAACTTTACGATTTATATTACCGGCAATTACCATCCCCGCAGGACAAGATTTTGCAACTGGAAGAATAATAGTAACGACTGAATTTGGAACGTTTGAGAGTTTGGTTAATTTTACATTTAATCCAGAATTAGAGAATGTAATAACATCATCACCTGGATCATATGCTGATACAACCAATCAACAACAACCAAGTATACAACAACAAGATATGGAGGGTTCAAATCCAAACCCACAGAATACTGGTCCAATTACTTTAATTGAAACTAAAAAGGTTAAAGATAATACAGGAAGTACTTCTGAGTTAGTGGTTAAAGTTAATCCTGAGTTGACGGGTTGGAAAATTAATAAAACTAATTTATATAGTTATACTATCCGCAAAGTTGTGGATGGTCCTAATAATACAATTATATTAGAAGAAGTTAAAAAATTAGAGAATCAGAAACTTGAACAATTTGTTTCGGAAGACCAACAAGAATTTACGGTAAACAAACAACAAATGATTACACTTTTGAATTTAGATAATTTTAGATTTGAAACTACCAAAACTATTGTAAATATAATTTTGACTGCAGTTCCTGATGATAAATCTCTAAATCCTAAAAATGTTGATTTACCTTTTACTTTTGAACTTGATATTCCTCAAAACACTCCTCCGAAATTATTACAATTAAATTTAGTATCGGAGACTAATTCGGGTCCTTTACCAAATTTTAACGGTCCTAGTTACTATAATATTGAAAAACCAAATGGTGGATATTACACTTATTCGCTTGGAACCACAGTTAGAGGTTATGTGTTAGAACGAGATGGTAAATTGAATTTGAATAATGCTGTGATAGAACCTCCGATAATTAGCAGAGTCCCTGAATTGGAAACCGTACCAATTACTATTCAAAGTGATGATAGTACAAAATTCACTAAGTTGATTAAGGTTTCATCATTGGGAACTTTTCAGATGGGAATAAGATACACTGTTCCAGAGTTTCCGAACTCAGGATTCAACGCAACGTCAGAAAAAATTATTTTATAACATAACAATATATTTATATATAAAGATTCTTATGAACATAAAAACAGCATTAGACAATTATCTTGGCAAATCAGTTAGATTTTCTCAAGAAGACAACGGAGACGGAACCAAACAAGTTTGTGACTTGGATACTGGAGATTGTTACACAGTAAGAGAAAGGGATGGACTTATCGAAAGAGCGGGTCATCAAACTACAGCAAACCGAAAGGTTAGAGTAGAAACCGCCAACGGAATAAAAACATTATTAAACGGTTAAACCATGAGTTTAGATAAAAAAATTATCAAGGAGATTGAAAGACATAGAAAAATCAATCAGTATATATTCGAGCAAGTAGGTGCGACACCTGAGCAAGATGCCTTAGGAGCATTGGCGCCTGTACCAGGAGCTGAACTTGCACCAGAACCTGCGGGAGCAGTTCCTCCACCGGCACCAGCAGAACCACAACCTATTGATGTTGAGGCGGATCCTGAAGTTGAGAAAATTGATGATAAGGGAGAATCGGAAGAAAGTGGACAAGAATCAGGTTCCGAAGAATTAGATATTACGGAATTAGTAGATTCACAAAAAAATATCGAAACCAAACAAGAAGAATACTTCAACAATTTATTCAACCAACTTAATGATTTACAATCTAAGTTAGGTGAGATGGATAACATTATGAATAAACTTAACTCTCTTGAAAATAAAATAGAGAAGTATAGAGAAAAAACTCCACAAGAAAAGTTAGAGTTAAGAACCTATGATTCATATCCATTTAGTCAAAAACTTTCTCAATTTTTTGATGATAAGCAAGACGAAATGGAAAAGACAGGAAAAAATGATTATGTTTTAACTGCTGATGAGGTTACAGATATTAATGTAAATGATGTAAAAAATTCGTTCCAACCTGGTGGAGGTTTAGACAAGGAAGTCTATAAAACATCGTTCAGGTAATATCGAACAAACTACATAAAAGGTACCTCTTGGTACCTTTTTTTTTGTTTGACTTTGTCATCTTTTTTCTTATTTTTGTATAAACAATTTATTAATTTAATCCATAAAAAACATGATGAGTTCATTAGACGCCGTATTGGCACAGTACGAAAAATCACAACAAGGGGGCGGGGCCCAATCGAAAATGTCGCAAGACGAAAGAATGAAAAAGTATTTCGCTTTAATCTTAGGAGACAAAGAGAAATCAGGACAGAGAAGAGTAAGAATTCTTCCAACTTCAGATGGTTCATCACCATTCAAAGAGGCATGGTACCACGAAATTCAAGTGGGGGGTCAGTGGCAAAAGTTCTACGATCCAGGAAAAAACGACAACGAACGTTCTCCGTTGAATGAGGTTTACGAGGAGTTGATGTCTACAGGTAAAGAATCTGACAAATTATTGGCATCTCAGTATCGTTCACGAAAATTCTATATTGTAAAGGTAATTGATAGAGACCACGAAGAAGACGGTCCAAAGTTTTGGAGATTCAAACACAACTTCAAGAATGATGGTATTCTCGACAAAATTATTCCTATTTGGAGAAACAAAGGTGATATCACTGACCCTGAAAAAGGACGTGATTTAGTTATCGAACTATCCAAGGCAAAGACCCCTAAGGGTAAAGAATACACAACAGTTTCAACTATTATGTATGATGACCCAACACCAGTACATGAAGACAAACAACAAGCAAAGGCTTGGATGGAAGATGAGTTGACATGGTTGGATGTTTATTCTAAAAAACCTGTTGAGTACCTTGAAGCAATTGCGAGAGGAGAAACTCCTAAGTGGGACTCAGACAAAGGTGGTTATGTTTATGGTGACAGTTCAGTTGAAACCGAATCATTCGGTGGAGGTTCCAAAAAATCTACATATGTAGACCCACAATCTAACGACGAACCTGACGGAGACCTTCCGTTCTAATTAAATAAAATAACTCGGATACTATTTTGGTGTCCGAGTTTCATTTCCCTAACCTTATGGCAATTAAGAAAAACGATTTTGAAAGTCTGAAGAAAAAATTTTCTACTTCAGCAAAGTATAAACCACAAAGATTCTTTGACTTAGGCTCTGATTTCTTGGACGCCGTTGGACTTCCTGGCCCAGCCATTGGACATCTTAACATGTTCTTGGGTCACTCCGATACTGGTAAAACTACGGCTTTGGTAAAGACTGCGGTTGATGCTCAGAAGAAAGGTATTCTTCCTGTGTTCATTATTACGGAACAGAAATGGAGCTTCGACCATGCTAAATTGATGGGATTCCAATGTGAAGAAGTTGTTGATGAAGAAACAGGAGAATTGGATTGGGATGGATTTTTCATATTCAATAATAACTTTGATTACATCGAACAAATAACTGACTATATTAATGAACTATTAGACGCACAGGAAAAAGGTGAGTTGGATTATAGTTTATGTATAATGTGGGACTCTGTTGGTTCAGTTCCTTGTAAAATGACTTTTGAGGGTAAAGGTGGAAAGATGCATAACGCTTCGACATTATCTGATAAAATCGGGATGGGAATCAATCAGCGTATTTCAGGTTCTCGTAAAGCTGATTCGAAATATGAAAATACTTTGATAATTGTGAACCAACCGTGGGTGAGTCTTCCAGATAATCCTTTTGGTCAACCTAAAATTATGTCTAAGGGGGGTAACGCGGTTTGGCTTAATTCATCTATAGTTTTCTTATTTGGAAATCAAAAAGATGCCGGTACTTCTAAGATTACAGCAACTAAGGATAAAAGGTCAATTAAATTCGCAATACGAAGTAAAGTATCTGTACTAAAAAACCATATAAATGGGCTTGGTTATGATGATGGTAAAATCATTGTAACACCACACGGATTTTTAGCTGGCAAAGATTCGTCCGAAGAAAAATCTAATATTGAAAAATATAAGAAAGAATACGCCGAGTATTGGAAAGATATTATTGGTGTTGATGGTGATTTTGACTTAGAAGAAGAAAGGGAAGATAATTAAGCATGGAAACTAAAGTTTGTTCTAAATGTTTTACTGAAAAATCATTATCAGAGTATAATGTGTGTTCTAAAGTGAAAGATGGTAGAAAGGCTAAATGTAGAGATTGCCAAAGAATTGAATCAAAAAAATATAGATTAGAAAACAAAGAAAAAATTAAAGAATATAATACTAATTGGAATAGGGATAACCAAGAATATTATAAGAAATATTTTGAAGAGTATTATACTATCAACTACGAAAAAGAGAGAGACCGTAAAATCAAGTGGTTTCGTGACAACAAAGAATATTTGAGTGACTATCAAAAACGGAGAAAAAAAGAAGATATTTTATTCAGAATTATTTCTAACATGAGAAATTCGGTTAACAGGTATTTGAAATACCGTTCAAAACGAACATTTGATATTATAGGATGTTCACCAGAATTTCTTAAAGAACATTTAGAGACTCAATTTATTGATGGTATGAGTTGGGATAACCGGAGTGAGTGGCACATTGACCACATCATTCCATTATCGTCGGCAAAAACCGAAGAAGAACTTTATAAGTTATGTCATTATAGTAATCTCCAACCTCTATGGGCGGGAGACAATTTAAGTAAAGGAAACAAAGTATTCACCAATTAAATCACTAGTTGTGATTAAAACGTTATTAGTGGACGGAGACAATCTGTTCAAAATTGGATTTCATGGGGTTAAAGATTTATATAATGGTGGAGATCACTTTGGTGGTATCTACCATTTTATAAACATCTTGAGAAAATTTTTAGAAGAACACAATCATGATAAGGTTGTGGTATTTTGGGATGGTGACTCCAATTCCTCAATAAGGAAATCCATATATCCCCAATACAAAGCAAATCGTCGTCAAGATATGAATGAGTTTAAGTACGAATCATATCTTCAACAAAAGTCTCGAGTTAAACAATATCTCGAAGAGATATTCGTGCGTCAGGTTGAAATGATTAACAATGAAGCGGATGACCTTATTGCGTATTATACCAAATTGTCTGTCGATGAAGAAATCATAATTTTTTCTGCCGACAAAGACTTAACCCAACTGATATCAGAACGGGTAACCATCTATTCTCCGACCTCCAAACAATACTTTAGGTATGGAGACATGATTACTATCAATAAGGTCAACATACCCCACCAAAACGTCTTATTAACCAAGATTCTAACGGGGGATAAGTCTGATAACATTGATGGTATAGAAATGTTGGGGGAAAAGACTTTGGTCAAATTGTTTCCTGAATTGTTAGAGAAATCATGTACTATCGAAGAAATCTTGGATAACGCACGAAGTATCGAGCAAAAGAAAAAACCAAAGGCGTTAGAAAACATTTTGATTGGTAAAACTAAAAGCGGTACATTTGGAGAACAATTCTTTGAAACAAACAAAAAAATCGTGGATCTTCACAATCCTTTAATCACTGATGATGGAAAAGAACTTGTGGAACAGATACATACAGACACAATAGACCCCACAGACCGTGGATACAAAAACTTGATGAGAATGATGATGGAGGACGGTCTCT